AAGAATTTAAACAAATGTAAGGAGAGAGTTATGAACATAGCAACAGACAAAGTCGACCAAGACAAACTGACTGAACTGTTTACCAACAAGCCGAACCTCAAGAAGTTTGTGTATGAGTTCTGCACGGCGTTCAATGTGAAGGTCGACAGAGTTAAGAACAGCGGAGCGTTGCGCGTAGTAACGCCCAATGGATTAGATGGCGGTGAGTTGTCTACAAATACTAACTCACGCGACAGAAGTGAGACAGTCTACATCTATGAGAATCAGTATCTTGTTAAGAAAGAGAAGTCGAGTTCAAACTCCAGCAGAAGTGAGCGTGACTCTAATAAGATTGCAACACTCATTAGAACGCTGAAGAAGAACAACGAGTTTCCTAGCGATGAGAATATGACTAAGGCTTATGCAGAAGAAGTCATTACTGCAATTCATCCAGTCAAAGATTCGGCTAGATATGGCGCACCTAAAATAGAAGTGCATATCGACATTGTAAAAATGTTGGTAGAAAGCCAATTAGGTGTTGACACTATTTCAATACAGCAGTACGCTAGCGATCTCAAAGATTCGTACAGTAAATATTTAGTCAAAATGAAAACATACAATGAGTCAGCAGACGACCATAAAAGATTCTGCAAGGGCTTCAAACTCATAGGCATTGACTACGAGAACTACTATGAAAACGATGGTACTCTTCCAGTCAAGTATCTTGTCGGTGAGGGCGTGGTTGATAACACTAACAACCGCGAGAAGGTACTCATTCAGGGTAGCCTGAAACGCTATTCAACTCTCAAAGATATACCCGAAGTCGCAGTCGATGCGATGATGATCGCTACCTACATGCAAGGTAAGTCTACCGAAAGAATCTACTCCAACAGAAACGAGTTGTTCATAGGTAAGATTGACAGATTCTTACCTGAACTCGACATCAGCGCGGGCTATCGCAACAACATCGTGTGGGTGGTCATTCCCAAAGAGCCCAAGTAATGTACAGCGAACTTGAATACGTTACGCAATATATGCGCTCACTACACGACGCTAAGAAGTGGCCTTCCATGCCATACAAGACCCCTGATATGTGGCGCGTTCCTGTATACAGAGAAGACGACGGTTATGCAGTTGTTGTGCAACCTGACAGAGTGCGGTACTTCACCGAAGAAACATTACCTGACTTCATGAAGGCTTCACTTGCAATGATTCACGCATTTCCGCCGCCTAAGAAAGAACTATATCAAGTCTCGGTCACGGATTCGTTTATCAATTACCACAACCCAAAGCTCGACGATGTGGGGTGGATGGTGTGCAAAGATTTGTACATCGTAGTCATGCACTATTCGCAGCTTGGTGAGATCGGCTACAACAAGGAGAAGTCTACATGGCAGATACACCTGAACGCAAAGTAAAGAAGAAAGTCCTCATGGAACTGGCTTCTATCGGGGCTTACTACACCATGCCCGTAACGAGTGGATTTGGTAATTCAGGAGTGCCTGACATTCTATGTTGCTACAACGGGTGGTTCATCGGCATAGAGTGCAAAGCGAACGGCGGTAAGCCAACGAAATTACAGCAGTCTCACTTAGATGAGATTGAGATGCGGGGCGGCTTGTCGTTCATCGTTGATGAACACAATGTCGGGATTATCAAACAACTCATATTGGACAACGCAAAATGAAAGAACTTAAATATCTATCAAGAGCATTACCCACACGCATGTGTACAGACCCGAAGTTTAAATTTAAGAACGCCTCACAAACCGATGTGCGCCGTACATGGCGCAAAGCGAGATTACTCATGCGATTAGCAAAAGGAAACCCCTATGAAAGCCTTACTTGAATTTGCGTACCCCGATGATGAGCACAAACTTCAACATGCGATGCGAGCAACAGAATACTACGATGCACTATGCGACATAGACAACATACTAGCGATGCCCTACACGAAGGCGGAAGCCTACACAAAGATCAGAACAGTAATACTAGAAGTGTTGGAGGGTACATGACATGGCCCTTCCCCCCATTCCCAAACCCAAAGGACAAGAACGACAAGCGACAGCCGAAGTTCAACCCCGACAACCACGAAGACGCACCGGTATGAGTAAATCCAAAACACCTGAACCACTGTACAGGCGGATTATTCCTGAAGAAGATCGAGGCAAGACAGTGGTCAGCAAGTACTACAGAGTTAGTCAGAACAGGGATGGGTTGGGCGTGGGTTTGCACCCGTACCTTGTCGAGTGCAACTTACGAATTGACTTTGGTCTCGATGGTGGCATCTACAAAGTTGAGTGGAGCAACAAAGTTTTAGGAGAAAGAAAATGATTCACACAGACGAAGACGATGAGTTCGAGCGCATTGCACATGAAGCTGAGATGAAGAAGGGGCAACCCTACCATTACGACGTTTTTGTGTCGCCATCCCAACGCAACACAGTCTTAGAAGAAGTAGCTAAGGAGTTTGACGCAATGAAACCATTTGGTGATACCGCCGCAAGCTTTGCGGCATTTGTAAGAGGTATGAAGAAATGACGAGCGATGAAATTTATAAACTAATTGAGGATAACGGACTGACCTTGCATGGCGACATTGAACACTTCGCCGCTCTTGTTGAAGAACATGTGCGCAACACCATGAACGAAGAAGCCAAGGCGCATTTGGAAGAACTGCGCAAAAACTTTGACGTTGAAAGCGCAGAACTAAGACTGCACATGTGGTCACAGGAGAAGCAAGCATGACTACATTGAACCCATGGGAAGAGTTAGCGCAAGTTGACCGCCCAAGTATTTTCTTGACAGACCCGTACTTTCGTGCGCGTAACCCAAGCAATCAAATCAAAAGCAAGGAGGATCTAGGATACAAACAATTCGGCACATTTACACGAGCAAAGGAGAGACAACCAAACAAGCACGAAGGAACACTAGAACATGCCAAGACCAAAGCCCCCCGCCCCCCTAAAGGCACGATACGTACGTTTGTCCGATAGAGAGTGGCTGATATTTAAACAACTAGGTGGCGCTGAATGGCTAAGAGAAACCTTAGACAAAAAAGCACCAATGCCCAAACAATACTACGACAATTTTTTACAACCAACCAAGGAAATAAAATGACATTTCACGCAAAAAGCAAAGCCCAAGAGATTCGTTCTTATGTTGCGGCTAACCCCAACGCTAAACCTAAAGACGTTGCCAAAGCAATCGGTACTGGAATTCAGTATGTGTACGCAGTCTTATGGACTGCCAAGAAGAAAGCCAAGGTCAAGAAGCCAAGTCTTCCACGCGAAGTGATGACACTAAAACAAATCAAAGAAGCAACCGCTCGTGTGCAAGAGTTTATTAGGCAAGATTTACCGCCGATGCCGTCAGTTCAAATCGAAATGTTTGAGCCAGCTAGTGACCCAGTCAATCACCCTGCGCATTACAAGGTAGGTGGTATTGAAACCATCGACTTCATTGAAGCCAAGAAGCTGAACTACAACATCGGTAATGTGGTGAAGTATCTTACAAGAGCTGACCACAAGGGCAACCGCAAGCAAGACCTTGAGAAGGCATTGTGGTATCTGACACGCGAAATCAATTCACTCAAGTGAGTCGATGATGCTTGAAGGAATCAAGATACTAGGGGAACGTATAGTCAACATGCCTGAACTGTACGACCCGAATGAGAACAGAGTGACGGAAGTCAAAATGACTGATCCTGAAGTTCCTATTGAGGCACAAGTAGGCCAGCTTATTGCCCTTGTTTGCGAAAACGCTGATGGAATCTTTACTGATGAGGAAATTAAGTACATCAAAGACTCCATAGTCGAGTGTAGGCGCAGGGTGTTTAACTCTTGGGTGGTGGGCATCATCGCAGACCAAGATTTAATTCTGCCAAGAACTCGTGAACAAATGAAAGCCGACATAGAGCGCGAGGAAGAAGAACACAAGTGGCGTATGGAGAAAGAAAAAGAAAAACGCCAAATGGAAAGAGAACGACAACTTGCTATGGAGCAAATACAACAACGTATGAAGCAAGATGAAATGCTACGTGGTGACAGAGGTATCGCTAATAACAATTTAACAGGATTTATTTAATGAGCCTTATAACCATCGACTTTGAGACCTACTACACCAACACTGGACTGGGTTTCTCCAAGCAAACAACAGAAGAGTACATCCGCGACCCGAAGTTTGAGGTCATAGGTGTTGCTGTTCAGATAGATGCTGGCGATCCAGTTTGGTATTCAGGCGACCGTGAAACGCTACGCAAGTGGCTTGGGCAATTTGACTGGAAGAATAGCATGGTCATTGCCCACAACATGCTGTTTGACGGCGCGATTCTGAAGTGGCACTTTGGTATCACACCGATGGGGTATCTCGATACTCTGTCCATGGCGAGAGCCATTCATGGTGTTGAAGTCGGTGGTTCACTGGCCAAACTAGCGTTGCGCTACCAAATAGGAGAGAAAGGTACAGAAGTTAATGACGCCGTCAATAAACGCCGTACCGACTTCACTCCCGAGGACTTGGCGCAATATGGTCGGTACTGTGAGAATGATGTCAAGCTGACCTACGAGTTGTTTGTACGCATGGCGCAGGGTTTCCCGATGGAGGAGTTAAAGCTCATCGACATGACCTTGCGTATGTATATCCATCCGATGCTGTGTATCAATCAGGATACATTGAAGGAACGTCTCGACGGGTTACAGAAAGAGAAATCAGAATTACTTTCTTCACTGATGGTAAAGCTCGAGTGCGAGACCGAGGAAGACGTTCGCAAGAATTTATCTAGCAACAGCAAGTTTGCAAAGATACTGCAAGACCTAGGCATTGAAGTGCCGATGAAGGTCAGCCCAACTACTGGCAAGCAGATGCCGGCACTCGCTAAGAAAGATGAAGGGTTCATTGCCCTGTCTGAGAGTGAAGATACTTTTATACAACACTTGTGCGCGGTGCGCCTTGGAACGAAGTCAACGCTTGAAGAGAAACGCATCGAGCGTTTCATGAAGATTGGCGAACGCAATAAGGGAATGATTCCCATCCCCCTGAAATACTATGGGGCACACACCGGTAGATGGTCGGGTACTGACAAGATTAACTTTCAGAATTTGCCGAGCCGTGATCCAAAGAAAAAGGCTTTGAAGAAAGCCATTGTGCCGCCCGAGGGCTATGTCGTAATTAACTGTGACTCATCGCAGATTGAAGCGCGGGTGCTACCTTGGCTTGCGGGTCAAGATGACATCGTTAAACTGTTTGCTGATGGAGAAGATGTTTACTCCGTCTTTGCGTCTGCTGTGTACGAGCGACCCATCACCAAGAAGAATCCTGTGGAACGGTTTGTGGGTAAGACCTGTATTCTGGGCCTTGGCTATGGCACTGGGGCTTTAAAGTTACAACACACACTAGCTACCACGCCTCCCGGTGTAAAGCTAACCGAGGACGAGTGCAAAGGACTCGTGACCAAGTACCGTCAACTCAACGACAAGATCATTGATCTGTGGGCTGAGGGTGATCAGATGCTTGATGAGATGATGAACTCAAAGATCACCGAGCCACGAACATTCGGTAAACACAACTGCGTGTTCTACGACAACGAAGGGCTGATACTGCCTAACGGTTTTCGTATCCGATACCCCAACTTGCGCCGCGAGTACGAGGACGGCAAGTCCAAAGTAATGTACGATTCACGCAAGGGTAAGGTTTCTATTTGGGGCGGTGCGGTGGTTGAGAACGTGGTTCAAGCTCTAGCAAGGATCGTCGTGGGCACTCAGATGGCTGAGATCAACGAGAAGTATCGCGTTGCGCTAACCGTGCATGACGCCGCTGTTAATGTTGTTCCAGCGGATGAGGCTGACGAGGCCGTGGCCTTCATAACTGGCATCATGTCTAAAGCCCCCGAGTGGGCAACCGGACTTCCTGTCGCGTGTGAGGCCGGCGTTGGTGAAACCTACGGAGACTGCTAATGCTTAATAAACACGAACTTTGGGCGCGGGCAAACGGTATCAACATCCAATCACTCCGACTTCCCATACAACAAACTCCCGCACAATACCAAGCTGAACAGAAGCGCAAGCAACAACTGTTTGCGGCTGACTACGCTACCGAGAAGGCGGCTTCCAAGTTAGTGAGCGAACTGCTCGACGAGAAGGGGTGGAGCTATGAGAAAGAAGTTAAAACAACAAGCGGTAAGGCAATCGACTTTGTTGTGACTGCGTACCACGAGGACCGTGAGATCAAGTTTGGCATAGAAGTTAAACGGCAGATGTCACCCCATTACCCCAACGGTCTCGCCGCAACAACCCTTGCAGATCATTTGGAGCAAGCGGCGGCTTATGCGCGTGATCTCAACATGCCTGTATTCATAGGGCCAGTCCAAACAAGCAAGTCGCCAAGTAGCATGTACACGGGCGGCAAGACTGTTGACTCAGTATGCGCTTTAAATATCTTTGGTGGTCGTATGAATGTAGGCACGTTTGTTGTTGGCAACACTTGGCATGGCGACAAGTTCTTCATGATCTTGCGTGGCGCATCCTTTTACGAGAACGGGTTCAACCCTAAGCGCTTAAATATGGTAACTTCTACTGGTTCTAAAAAGGAGCGCACAGATATATGAAAGCCAGTGAAATTAAGTGGTCGTACTCCGGCCTCAAGGACTTTGCAAATTGTCCGAAGCAGTACCATGAAGTTAAGGTCTTAAAAAATTTTAAGAAAGAAGCTACAAAGCAAATGTTATACGGCACAGAGGTTCACTCTGCGCTGGAGAACTACGTCAAAGACGGTACACCCCTAGCCAAAAACTATGAGCGGTTCAAATCCCAACTCGATCCCCTACGGGAGATGGAAGGGGTTAAGTATCCTGAACATGAAATGGCTCTGACTTACGATAAGAAGCCTTGCGCGTTCGATGCACCTGACTACTGGGTGCGGGGCATCGCTGACTTGCTGGTCGTGCGGGATGATGTTGGTTTTATTGTTGATTACAAGACCGGCAGTAACCGCTACCCTGACCCCAAGCAGTTGCAGTTAATGGCTCTTATGGCATTTGCGCACTTCCCGCAGCTGCAACAGATTAACGCTGGCCTGTTATTTGTTGCACACAATCACTTTGTAACTTCCGAGTATTCGAGAGACAATATGGACTCGCTGTGGGAGGATTTTTACTGGAATCTTGAGCGCTTGCGCTTGTCCCATGAGAATAATTCTTGGCAGGCTAACCCTACGCCCTTGTGCGGATGGTGTCCAGTAAAGACTTGTCAATTCCACAAGGGGTAATCATGCCTTATGTAAATAAACCTAGACCGTACAAAAAAGAGTACGAACAACAGAAGGCTCGAGGTGAGCACGAACGCCGTATGGAACGCCAGCGTGGACGCCGTTCAATCGACAAAACCGGCACTGATGCCAATGGAAATGGCAAGGCAGACCGCCGAGAGGGTAAGGATGTAGCGCACGTTCGCGCCCTAGATAAAGGCGGCTCAAATAAGGATGGCCTACGCATCCAAAGCGTTGCTAAAAATCGCTCGTTCCGGCGCGATTCAAAGGGTAATTTGGTCTCAGAGACCAGCAAAAAAGAACGCTCTAGGTGAAAATACCTACGATTCCAACAAAAAAATTACTTGACTTATAGAGTTTTGGCCTCATAATTAAGTCAATCAAGGTTCAGTCGTTAGGCGTGAGTGGGCTGATGGGGGTTTTGTTGCAGTTGCTCGCTTGTTTTACCCTCATAAACCGCGTCAGTTAGTCGGTGGGAACTCTCCTATGGGACATACTTTCGCCCGCGACAGGACTAACCGGATGGGGGGCCGTGCCCCCCGTTCGTAACACCAATTTAGTTTGAAAGGCAGTATGAATATAGTTGACGACACCGCACTGCGGTTCCATTGCTCTCATGATGTGGCTAAGCAAATTACCACGTACATCGACAAGAGTGAATTGATTGGAGCCGAAGGTGGACACTCAGAGGTGCTGATGTACTGGGGCATCAACGAGGTGCAAAAGCTCGTTCGCTTACTGCCTGACTCTAATAAGATTCCATCTCCTATTGAGCGTGACTATCAATGGCCCGGAATGTTTACGCCATTCGATCACCAACGCGATACCGCACGGTTCTTGACACTACATCGCCGCGCTTTCTGTTTTAACGAAGCTGGTACAGGCAAGACTTCTGCCGCAATTTGGGCGGCTGATTATCTAATGAATCACGGGCTGGTGAAACGTGTGTTGGTTGTCTGCCCCTTGTCCATCATGCAGAGCGCATGGCAAGCTGATTTGTTTAAAACTGTGATGCACCGCACATGTGGCGTAGCGCACGGATCAAAGCGCAAGAAAGTTATCAACGGTGGTTACGAGTTTGTAATCATCAATTACGATGGTGTTAACGCAGAGCGCGAAACAATCATGGATGGTGGTTTTGATCTCATCATTGTTGACGAAGCTAATGCCTACAAGAACCCAAGCACCGTCCGTTGGAAAAATCTTGCCAAGATAATTCGTCCCGACACGTATTTGTGGATGATGACCGGCACTCCCGCTTCTCAGTCACCCGAGGATGCGTTTGGTCTAGCCAAGTTGGTCAACCCCAATAACATTCCTAAGTACAAGACTGCATGGAAAGATGCGGTCATGCAACAGATTACTCGCTTTAAGTGGATACCCAAGCCCCACGCCAAGGGTCTTGTATTCAACGCCTTACAACCCGCGATCCGGTACGAGAAAGCCCAGTGCCTTGATCTGCCTGACCTGATGTATCAGACACGCGAAGTGCCACTCAGTGCTCAAGCCACTAGCTACTACAAAGAGTTGCGCAAAGAAATGCAGATCGAAGCGGCTGGCGAAACAATCAGCACAGTCAATGCGGCGGCGGCTCTTACAAAGCTCTTGCAGTTATCAGGCGGCGCTGTCTATACCGATGACCACAACGTGATTGAGTTTGACGTTTCACCGCGCTTGAACGTGCTTGGCGAAGTGATTGATGAAGCATCGCACAAAGTAATTGTGTTCATTCCATACAAGCACACGATCAAAGTGGTTCAGGACTACCTGACAAAGAACAACATAACGACTGAGATTATTTCAGGTGATGTGACTGCGTCTAACCGCGCCGCCATATTCAACAAGTTCCAAACAACCGACACACCACGAGTATTGTTGATTCAACCACAAGCGGCATCGCATGGCGTTACGCTGACTGCGGCAGACACGATTGTGTTTTGGTCGCCTGTGATGTCCGTAGAAACTTATCTGCAATGCGTTGCGCGTATCGACCGTGTTGGACAGAAAAACAAAATGACTGTGATTCACCTTCAAGGGTCTGAGGTGGAGAAGCGCATGTACACAATGCTTCAGGGCAAAGTGGATATGCACACTCAGTTGGTAGACCTGTACAAAGAGGAAATAGGAGAGACTGTATGACCGTAAACGATACAGAAGAGTTGGTGTCTGACTACCTTGAGATTCGCAGGATGCGCGAATCATTAAAGGCCAACTATGAGTCTCAAGACGAAGAACTGAAAGACGCTATGGATACGATTAAAGAAGCGCTTTTGGCTATTTGCAACGAGAACAACCAAAACGGTTTCAAGACAGACAGCGGTACTGTCACGAGACAAGTTAAGGAAAGATATTTTTGCACTGACTGGGACAACTTCAGGAAGTTCGTCGAGAACGAAGGCTCGATTGATTTGCTTGAACGCCGTATCCATCAACGCAACTTCAAAGAATTTATGTCCGAGCGAGTAGGAGATGGATTGCCGCCCGGAGTAAATGCCTTGCGTGAGTATGACATTGTTGTACGCAAGGCTTCTTCAACCAGTGAAACTTTAGTTTAATTTAATTAGGAAACATCATGAGTAACGAACTCGCAAACATTTTTCAAAACGCCGGTGGTTTAATGGAATTGGGCCTCGATGAGGACACACTTGCCGTAGCCGGTAATGCCACAAAAGGCAACAAGCGCATTTCTATCGAGGGTCGCGTATTCCGCAAGATCGTTGGTGGTAAAGAGCAGAGCGTCAATACAGACAACTCTATGAACGTCATCATCGTCAAGATGGCCCATGACGCATCGCGTACCTTCTATAACTCTACCTACAAGAAGGGTGTGAAGTTGGCCCCCGCTTGCTGGTCAAATGACTCGAAGACCCCTGACCCCGAGGTTAAATCTCCTTGTGCGCCGACTTGCGCTGAGTGCCCCAACTCAGTCAAGGGTTCAGGTCAAGGCGGTCAAGGTACTGCTTGCCGACTCTCATGGAGAGCCGCTGTCGTATTGCCTAACGATCCCGAGGGAGATGTGTATCAGTTGGTGTTGCCAGCTACTTCAGCGTTCGGCAAAGAAGAAGGCGGCAAGTGGCCCTTCCGTCCGTACATTCAGATGCTTGCTAACAACAATGTGTCTGCTGGTCGTGTCGTAACTAAGATGCAGTTTGACATTAACTTCCCAGTGCCACGCTTGTTGTTTTCTCCAGCGTCTGCTGTACCTAATGAAATACGCGATGTAATCGTTCAGCAAGGCAAGACTCCAGCCGCAGAGAACGCAGTCAAGTTGTCTGTGTTTAAAACTGATGGTGTTGATGAAGTTGAAGCCCCTGCTCAACCAGCCGCTTTTGCTGAGCCTGTTCCTGAGCCAGTGAAACGCGCGTCTGCTCCTAAAGCATCTACTGAAGCTCCAGAAGATGTTAGCGACATCGTTAAAAAGTGGTCTAAGAAATAATGGCCCGCACATACAGCCCCGAACTACTAAGCATTGTTGATACAACTGAAGGGGACAATGTAGGCATCACGCTGGCGAAGGCGTGTATTGAAGCCAACTTGCCTGCCGCATACGCATCAGCAATTCTCGGTGTATCACGTATGGGTATCCATGCGTGGTTTCGGGGCGGGTATGTACGTAGTGGTCGTCGTGAAAAAATCAGGTTGTTTCTGCAACTTCTAAAGGAGGATACCGAAGCGGGACTCTTGCCAGCCAAGAATCTCAAAGAAGCCCGTACATACACTGAGAACATCCTCGGTCGCGCAGTTACGGAAGTTTCTAAAAAGTCGGGTTAACAGCCCATATTGTTTACAGGCGAGGCCGGTCCTCGCCTTTATTGTCTCTGCGATTATGAACGAACAATTTTTTGATAAGGTATTGCCAACGCAGGGCAACATTTGTGTAGTCGGAATCAAGGGTGACTCAGTGCGCCCCAAATTCTCTGAGTACCTTAGTGAAGCGATTGACTTCATGAAGGACTTTGATGCTGGTGACTTCAACACATTTTTTGCGCTTGGGACATTTGAGGGGTATCAACGTAGGGCTAGTGCGTGTATTTTTATGCGCTCGTTCTTTGTTGACCTAGACTGCGGCCCTGATAAGCCGTATGCGGCGTGGGAAGACGGACTGATAGCATTGCACAAGTTTCTGTCCGATACTGAACTGCCGCAACCAATCATCGTAAACTCCGGTAACGGCATCCATGCTTACTGGCCTTTTACTGCTGATGTACCTACGGACATTTGGAAACCGTACGCTGAAAAGTTTAAACAGTATTGTTTAGACAACGGCCTCATGATTGATGAGGTAGTTACGGCAGATGCCGCAAGGATTCTTAGAGTCCCCGGCAGTCGCAATCTAAAACGCGCTCCGTTACCGGTTGAAGTCATACAGGACGGTGAGCCTACAGACTTTCAAGACTGGGAAAACCTGCTTGGTAAAGTTGAAAAAGCATTTGACTTGAGCCAAGTTGAAAAGGGTCTTGATGATGAGACTCAAGCGCTGTTCGACAAGATGAACGGCAATTATGAATACGTCTTCCAAAAGCTCGCGGAGGATAGCTTAGAAGGAGTAGGCTGTGGACAAATTAAATACATTCTCGAAAACGCGGCTAGTTGTCCAGAGCCGTTGTGGTACGCTGGACTATCTGTCGCCTCAAGGTGTGTTGATGGCGACACTGCCATACATCTCATGTCAGAAGACCACCCCGACTATTCGCGGGACGAAACTGAACGAAAAGCAGAGCAGTCAAGAAGTGAAGCGGCTTGGGCACACAGTTGCGACGCCTTTGAACGTGAGAACAGGGCTGGATGCGTTGGATGCCCACACAAAGGAAAACTCGGAAAGTCAGGGCCTATTGCACTTGCCCGATCTATCAAACTCGCAGTTGAATACACCGAGTCCTCTGACGGAACTCCTGACGATGAAGGAGGCGAAGCCGAGGATGAAGCGGAGCCAACTGGGGCCAAAAAGGATCCCAAAAACCTCTTAGTCTTTCCTGAGTTTCTTAAGCCATTCTTTCGCCCAATCAACGGCGGTGTGTACTTTCAACCAGCGCCACGAATAAACAAGGATGGCAAGAAAGTCCAAGACCCACCCGAGATGCTGACACCGAATGATGTGTACCCTATTCAGCGACTGTTCAGCCCCCACGATGGCGAGTGCTTAGTCATTCGCTTGCACTTACCACGAGATGCGTCTCGTGAATTTATGTTACCGCTGAAAGACATCGGCGCATTAGACAAACTCAAGGCAACCCTGCTATCTAACGGCGTTGCATTTGAACCCGCGCTCGCTCCCAAGTTTGCGAGCTATCTAATGAAGTGGACAAGTTATTTAATCAATACACAAAAGGCAGACATCATGCGAATCCAACAAGGCTGGACAGAAGATCACGAATCATTTGTTATCGGTACAAGCGAAGTATTTAAAGACGAGATCAGACACTGCCCTCCGTCTCCCATGTCTAAGAACATTGTGCGCTATGTCAAGAAAAGCGGTACGTTTGAAGGCTGGCTTACGGCGGCGCGTATGCTCAACGACCCGGGCTATGAGTTTCATGCGTTCACGCTACTGTGCGGATTCGCTACACCCTTGATGGAGTTCTCCAACGTCAACGGCATTGTGCTTTCCCTGCACGGTGAGTCTGGCGTAGGTAAGACAGGCGCTTTGTATTCTGCAATGAGTATCTGGGGATCACCCGAAAGCTTGACTGTTAACGATGCAACACCCAATGCGCTAACACAGCGCATGATTACCTCTAAGAATATTACGTTTGGTCTTGATGAGCAGACTAACTTGGACGGCAAAGTAGCATCTGATGTGGTCTATAAAACTTCCGCTGGTCGCCCAAAGATTAGACTTCAGGCGTCATCCAACCAAGAACGTGAATCAGAGTTCATCACCCGATTGATTGCGATCATCACAACAAACAACTCACTGATTGACATTATTTCAACCTACAAGGCAAACACCAGCGCCGAAGAAATGCGTGTACTTGAGCCATACATGACTAGGCCAAATGTTCAGGGGTATGAGCTAACACTTGAGCGCGGCAAAGATATGTTTGATGCCTATCACTACCACTACGGCCATGCCGGTATACCCTATGTACAAGAACTACTGAAAGTTGGCAAGAAAGAGTTGACTCGTAGGATCCACATTGAGTACATGAATGTAGCGGACAAGTATTCAAAGAGTGGTGAGTATCGCTACATCGCCAGCTTGATTGCCAACGTCTACACTGCTGAGCGCATCCTGCGTGAACTGGGTTGGTTTGAGTTTGACATGGTTCGTATCATGAACGTAGTTGGCGGAGCGTTCAACGACATCATCAATGGTAAGCGCAAAGCTGACTCTAATACCCGCGAAGATGTTTTGGGTGACTTCATCAACAAGAACATTCAGAACATGCTGGTCGTGAACAACGGCAAAGTTTCCACAGCGCCTCGTGGCCCTCTGTATATCAGGGCTGAAGTTGAAGAAAGCACAATCTTTGTATCTACTTCTGCGCTCAAGGCGTATCTACATGAGATCAAACTGGGTATCAAGGAGTTTGAGACTAAGCTAACAGATGCCGGCGTACTGAAAGGCAAGTTGCGCAAACAGATGGCGGCTGGATGGTCTGATGCAGTTGGTAGTACAAACGTACAAGCCTATGCTTTTGAAACTGATCTGACTCATTTAATTAAAGATGAGCAAGAAACTACTGAGTGAAGCGGCCCCACTCGACGAACCCGAGTGGCTTTTCCCCTACGAGTACATGCTTGTGGGGGAGAGTTTCTTTATCCCAACTATGCGCCCCGCATATATGGGCTACATCATAGACACAACGTCTAAAAAAGTTGGAATAAAGATGAAGACTTTCACTTGCACCGAGAACGGCGTCCTCGGTGTTCGTGCTTGGCGTATGGGTTAGGGTTCAACACCCATCATTTCAAAGTCTTCTATGATCCCACGCTTGATTAAGTTCTGGAACTTGACAACATTCTTAACAGCTTCCGTACGTTCCTTTGGAGTCAGGCCCGGCATACGGCGGTAAATGTTCGCCTCTTCCCGCAACTTTTTCAAGTCTTGGTTGATTACTTTGTTGTAGTGCTCAACTATGTACTCGTCCATTGGATTCTTCTCAACGTATCGGGCATACGCTTCTGGGTTTGAATCCTTAAACATATTGAGCTTTTGTTGCTTAGCCAAGATTTGTTTCTCAACCTCTGAGAACTGCCGCGCATCAAAGTTTGACGGTGCGCCAAAGAAGCTATCAAAGAACACGGTATCAGTCTTAGGATTAAATGCCTTCTCACCAGCCGCAAGCAAGCCGTAGTTGTATCCAGTCTGCGCCAAACGCATCAGTCCATCGCCATAGTTATTGGCGAAGAAGTACATCGTGTTAGGACTCCAGTCCACTTTACCGTCCGTGATTTCAGCCAGAGTACGTGCGGCAGACTTGTACAACTCAGGGATGTTGTCGCCACCTGTATAGGCATCGCCGTAGCGTGACTGACGGTTGTTATAAATCTCACGACCCAAACCGTCAATGTTCATCACCCACTCAAGGAACGGACGCGCAACGGAAGGTGTAGCAGAGTCCATCGCCCATGCTGGGAAGTTGTCTATTGGACTAATGCGCGAAACCGGCAGCGGCAAGAACGAATCCAAACCTGTCACAACAATGTTGCTAAGCGCAGTCTTAACAGATGAGTTGCCTGTAGCCAACGCCGCGATTTGTCCACCAGCAGATGCAAATGCACCAAGTCCAAAGCCCCAAGGAATCTGAATGGGTGTATCCATGCCGGGAATATGGAAGCGAGCATAACGTGACCAGCGGTTTGCGTCATCAGTAGCAGTGCGGTTGCGGCCTAAATCATCATCGTCAGACAATGCCATAGACATCAAATAAATTGCACTACCCATACCGAGCAAGCCCAAGGTCATTGCGGTAGCGGCCTTCTTCTGGTCGTTGTACTTCTTCAAGAATTCAGCGCTAGCTACTTTATCTTTTTGAATGTACTCAGGCAGTTCTTTCAACGCATCTTTTGGGTCGCGTAGCATGGGGGCCAAAGACTCAATAGCCCTAACAGCACCAGTAGCGGCTGGACGGAAGAACATGAACGCCGCACCAGCGGCACGGCCCCACTCACCAACTTGTTCAAAGTTAGCAAGACCTTTAGCGTAACCAGCGGCTTTGACTTGCGCATCAGCTTCGCTTAAACCTTCCGCTCTTGCCTGAGACTTGGCAATACGATACGCCGCAGTGCGGCTTGCCAATTCAAACATGTCGGTGTAGATGTCAACAAACTTGTCGATCTGATCTTTGGTCTTCAGAATGCCGGTACGGTCCAGCGACTTCTGTAACTCTTTAAACTGACCCTTGGAAGAGAGACCAGCAAGGTACGACACTTTGCCGCCCTGCTCAATGTACTCAAGCATGTCGCGTACATAGTCACTCTTCTTCGCCATCGCTTTAATTTGATCAAACTTACCAGCTTCATACAGTGCGGCAACTTTAGCGGCGCGGAATAGACCACCATTTGCCACATTTGTAGCAATAGCGCCGATGTATTGCGCGGAAGCTTTTGGACCCATCTCAACACCAATTGAGTATGCGTTGGTCAGAGCATCGCGGAAGAAGTTAACTGGCGCGAACGCTATGTTGTAACGAGTGTGCATCTGACCAACAGTGCTAGTAACATGGTTCAGCATGTCAATGATTGGCTGAGACTGCTCGTAAGTACGGCGGATAGCGTTGCGTTGCGCCTTGTCATAAATCTCGATTACATCAATACTGCCATCTTTGTTGTAATGGAAGATGACGTTTTCTTTTTTCTCTTCGCCGATGTTTAAGTCTTTGTAGCGATCTGCAAATGGAATTGTTTTAGCGATCCTACCTTTAAGTAGTTGATTACCGTCTTTGTCTTTGGCTACGGCGTTCTTGATAGCAAGTGTTACGTCTCTACGGCCAGCACGCATAGCGGCACGCGTTGCATCAGTCAACGATTGGACGATGGAGTTGTCGGAGTCAGTCTCACGACCTTCAAAAGAGTTTTGACCCTCTTGCATTTCACGACCTAGGCGATTGCTATTGAAGTCAAGCATCGCATCAGCTTCATTGGTGTACTTTTCTTTACCAGCAAAAGGTACGTAGTTCTTCCAGCCGTAAAAGTCCACAATACTTTGCACGGGCGCTGACCAGTAGTTAGCTTCTTTGTTTAGCTCTTTTGTGGCATCTTGCAGTTTGCGCATGGCGGCAATGACTTTGTCCACTTCCTTTTTATTAGGATCGTTCTCATAAGAATCAATAAAATTCTGAATGGACTTAGGTGTGTAGCCACCGATGACGTTGTACTCTTCGTTGTTGCGGTCAACAGATTTGTATCCGTTTGGACTTGAGCCGGTAGGATCAACATACTTAAGCTTTCCGTTGGCGTCTTTTGTCAGAACAATTTTATTCAATGCATCACGCGCTGTTTTTATTTGGTCTTTAGTCAATGTGCCAGACAACACTTCATCCATGATGCGCTCACGGAACCCGGCGGGACTTAAGATTTCATTACCAATCTTCAGAATCTTGTCATTGCTGAGCGGTACATTCAACATGTACTTCACATCACGGCGTTCACCCTCGTGCAGACCCATCAGGTATACATGTAAACGCTCGGTCGCTTCTTTAGTAGTCAAACCTGAAGCTTTAGCATACGCGCCAATTGCACTCTGCATATCACTTGCTGGAGTATTAACTCTGGTCAAGTACAAGTCTTTAGCGCGTGAAGCGGCTAAGGCAATCTGTGTGTAGATGTTGTTCAGTTTATCGCCACTGAAAATAATCTTACCAGCACGGGTCAAACCATCTTCCCAGCTCTTGATCGCATAACGAGCGTTCTGGAATTTAGTCACCAAGTTCATACCGCCTTGGCGTGTTGTGAACAACTTGCGCAACGCATTAATACCGCTTGTCTCAGGTAGTTCGTTACGTTTGATCGCTTCTTCAGTTGTTACATCAACCTTAGCAGGGGCTGGCTGTGTAGTTGGAGCGGCTTTAGGAGCTGGTAGCGGTGCGCGTTCAATGCCGCCTTCTGGCACTTCAATAATGCTTTCAAATGCAGTGAAAGCTTCAGACAACAAATTAGGTTTGTTAAACGCTCCAGAACGTGTGAAGAGATTCTTAAGATTAAGAAGTTCAACAACAGACTCAATAAACCTAGAGAGGACACTGCGGTCTGGAGTAAGTGTGTACTCAAGTCCTGTGGCTGGATACTTTTTCAGCGCAGCTTGAAACTCTGGGTTAGAGATTACTTCGCTGACAAACTCAAAAATATTTTTGTATGCGTTGGGGAACGACTCAGCAAGATCACGTGCAGTAAGCGCCATGATGTCGTCAAGCTGGTTAGCCGCATCAATTTGTTCAGGAGTCAGTCCTTTAGTGTCGTTGTTTGCTACTCGATCAAGAATCTTTATTGTTGCGGCATGTACAAGCTCATGCAGTAGCGTAGTAGCTGTTGCGCCTTCTGGCGTTACCAAGATGGTGTCAGACTCTGGATCGTACTGCGCAATGTCACCGTCAGGCAGTGAGTCAACGTATTTGATCTTTGTCTTAAGCCCTAAACTTTTAATACGTGAAGCAACAAGTCGCTGAAGCTTTATAGCAATTGTTTTATTAGGATTAGGGATTGAAGTAGACAGCCAATTTAGCACTGCTCCAAGATCACCTTCTTTGATCTTATCAATCAAAGCATTTGGGACTTTTTTCTCGCCTGTAGGCTTAGCTTTCTTACCTTCGCGCTCTTCTTTAATCTCACGTTGCGCACGCTCTTGAGACTCAGCTTCAGACTTCTTAAGTTGTGCTTCGCGCACATCAAGGTATGTCTTGCCGGGAGCTGGAATGTAACCTTCTTCTACAAGCTTATCGGCAACCGCTTTAAAAGCCACATCGTGATCTTCAGCAGTAGCGCCCTTCTTGCCCTCTTTGCCTTTCTCGCGCTGTTTGTCAGACAAAGTTTTGTTATACAACGCACGTTGCTCATCATTGAGCTGCTCCCATGTGGGGTACTCTAATCTGTCACGAGATTTATATGCTTGGCGGTTGCGCTCATAGACGCCGGCAGATGGATCAGCTTTAAGATCTTTAGGCTTACCTTGCGCCTCGCGTAGTTGCTTGCGGTATTTAACCAAAGCGCGACGCGCATTAGCATGTTCTTGAGCGGTGTTGTTGCGGATGTTATCCAGATAGACCTGACGCTGGTCGTCAGTGAGTGTCTTCCAATCCACAAGCACTGCGCGCTTATCGTCAATCTGCTGTTTCAGATCGTTAAGCGCTTCATTTATTATTTCAAGCTGGCTTTGCGCAGTGCGAAACTCAAAGTCATCTGGCAGGTCAGGCAGTTCTAACTCGTTGCGCTCAAGCACGGCATCAAGACGAGCAGTGCCCAACTCCATACCAGCTGGAAGTTTTCCAGTTTGAAGTGCGTCGTAGAGATTTGCGCCATCATCATCTAATTTGGCGTACTCACGCTCTTCGTCATACAGATCAGCAACCTGTTTGACCTTTTCTTCCATCTCCTTTTTGACTTCTTCGGAGGGACCGGTAGGTTTGTTTCCCTTAGTTAATTCTTCAATACGTTTGGTTCGTCTAGGTTCAGATTCAGCTACAAAAGCGTCGTATTCTTTTTGCGCTTTTTCAACGGCGGCTCTGGAAGCATCGATCCTAGGATCACCACTCGCTAAATTTTCATCTTTTAATAATTGTTTTTCTGCTTTATCTATAGCTTTACGTAGCTTTTTTTGTGTCGCTATATCTTGTTCAAGAGTTGGTTCTACTGCAACGGGCTCTGTTCCTTTTCCTTCAGCAGTGCCTGTAACATCCGGTCCAGTAGAAACCATTCCATCTCGTTTAGCTTCTCCAAGTCCTGTGGTGGTGGAAACGTTGACGGCTGGTTGTGCAGATAGCGTAGTGCTCTCTCCAGCTGCTTCACTGATAGTTCCTGCAACATTTGCTGCTCCTTGCGGTGCGACTTTAGATAACGCATCATCAATCTTTGCTTTAAGTTCCGCGTTTGTTTTGCGTTTGTTAGTAAGTTTGTATTTCTCACCCGCATTAAGAGTCAATCCACGAGACTCTAACTCTTTGATCTCGGCGTCACGCTTATCATACTCAGCCTGCATCGCTGCAATCTTTGGATCGCGCTGTACTTCAGCTATGTCTACTGGTGGCTTCTCAACGATAGTGCCGGGCGCAACTTCTTCAAACTCAGTGCCAACGATTGAAGGCTTACCTTCTTTTTTAACTTCTGTTGTAGCGGGTTCTTCTACGACAGCTTCTTGTTTCTGTTGTTCCTCTTCGCGCTGCTTGAGTGCTTCTTGTCTTAGAACTTCATCACGTATTTGTTGATCTGTTTGACGGCCCCCAACGATACCAGTTATACCGCCCATACCAGCAGCGCCCAATGACGCCATAGCCGCAGTTTCGCCCAAGCCCGAAGTTAAATCACGATCAAGACCAGCAGCACGAGCTGCAATGTTTTGCGCAAGGCGACCACCAACTTCTTCAACGTTCTCGCTTGGAAGTTCTTTAAGCGCGCCTGCAACACCGCCACGTATGATCCCTTTACCTGTTTTCTCGCCAGCAAGCACGCGTTCAAGCGCACCGCCACCGGGCAAGAAACGATTAGCTAAAACAGACAGCGCGTAGCCCGATACACCAGCGGCACGGGCTAAATTAATTGTCTCAGCCGCAGCGCGTTCAGCGGGCATTCTCTTAGACAACTCTGCATAGATCTCGTCGTATGATCCAGCGCCAATGTCTGCGCCTTGTTGTACTGCGCCAGTTTGAACAGCGGCAGTTGTACCAGACTTAATAGCGGCTTTCTTAGCGGCAGCTTCAGCGGCTTCTTTTGCCGTGCCCTTGGCGAGTTCTTTAGCCAACACGCTACCAGATGTAAGTGCGGCTGTACCACCACCCGTAATAGCGGCAGGGATAAGTTGTGGAAGTTGTCTAGCTAAGAATGATGTCAACAGCGCTGGGTCAGAAACAGTTTCACCAAAAGCTGTTTTAAATGCGGCAAGCTGGCCTTGCTTTTCTGCTTGCGCTACTTTTTCAGCGCGAGCTTTTTCACGAGCCAACAGAGACGCGGACTTCATGCCTTTGGCGTATTCTTCAAGCTCTTGCCCAGCACCCAATGCGCCTGTCTTAGAGAAGTCGCCTGTGGCTAGGCCGTAGAGTTGGCCGGGAAGTTGAACAAGATCGCTTACGCCACCAAGCAATTCCGCTCCAGTATCGGTAAATGCTTCACCATAAGTGCGTTCTGGAATTTTAGGCGCGGCAGGTTTAGGAGCAGGTCTTTGCCCCTGCATGTGGGTTGTGTATGCCCACTGCCACGCTGTATTCTCATCGGGCGCTTCAACTTCGTATTTAGCGCCTTCAACGTTTACAGCAAATTTAGCCATTATCCAACCCTTGTAACAGCACCTTTTGGTGGAGGAGGAATATTAACAGTTCCGCCGCCCGCAGTGGGCAACATCTTTGCAATTCTTTCGTTTATTGCATCAACCGCTGCTTGGGCTTTTTCCTGTGCCTTAGGATCAATATTTGGCATGTACAACAAACGTTCTTGGAAGGAGCGTTGATCTATTAATTTTTTGTATTCAGGATTTCTGCTTAAAGTATCTTGCCACTTACGTTCTTGCTCAGCAATCCAGTTTTGTTGTCTTTGTTGACGTTCAGATTTTTTACCTTCTGCTTGCGCAGCAGCAATTTGAGCACGACTAGCGGCGGCATCCCTTGCTATCTGCTCACGGCTCAAACGATTATCAAGCGCAGTTTGCTCACGGCTTTTATTGACCGCTTTGGTATTAAGCAAGCTAGTACCAGACTGCTCTGCTTGACGCTGTTCAGCAATAAGGTCTTTAACAGCTTCTTTGCCAGCCGCCACGTCTTTGTAACGACCTTCAATTCTGGCCTTGTCAATCTCAGAGTTAAGTTTGTTAAGCTCATCAAGGAACTTAAGGTCTTCAGCGTCGTAGTTCTGTTTGCCAGATATAGCGCCGACGGCCATATTTTGAAGAACACCCGCAATTCCACCTCTGGTAGGCTTACCAGCAGACATCAACGCATCAATCCACAACGGTTGACGACTGCCTTGGATTTCTTTGATCCTTGCTTCGCGAGCGGCGGCGCGGTCTTGCGCAGGCTTTAACAACGCATCCAGACCCATAAACTGGGCGTTCTGTTCCATAGCCTTTTTGCGAATAGCTTCTGGATCTTTTGCCAACGCATCCATGATACTTTTGCGAAGCGCTATTTCCATTGGATCAGTTGGCTCTACAACGGGCTTGGCTGGTTCAGCGGGCTTGGCTGGCGCATTAACGTTTGCAGCAGGTGGGCGAGGTGGTTTTGGAGCAGTTGGTGTGTTAGCGGCGGGAACAGCTGAAGACGTTGATATTGGGTATCGAGGAACAATTCTGTCGCCCGCTCCTTGTGAAGTAGGGATCTGCTCGGTACGAGCACCTGCCACTAATTTTTTCCACGATTCATCACTCATACCCGTAGGGCGCACAAACGTCTTACCGTCTTTATCTGTATACATGTTGTTTACAGTTGGCGCAGCAATATTCCCGGGTTTTTCGTAGGTAGTACCGGGCTTACTAGATTGCACAGTGGGCGCTTCACTGGGCGCTTCACTGGGCGTTTCTTTGGCACGAATATACCGATCATAAAACGGAGTCTTAGTGCTTGAATCTTGATTACCGGGGGTTAATGCAGGGCTTAAATAATCAATATTTGCACCCAATGCTCGTGCGGGACGAATCATTGCCGTATCAACTGCGCCAGCTAAACCACGAGGAATCAGTGTGGCAATATCTGCAAGGGCCGCCATACTCTTACCAGCATACTCACCGCCGGTTTTTCCAAGCGCTCTAGCGAGAGCATCAATTTTTTCTCTATCGGCTTTACGTTGAGCTTCAAGTTCAGCTTCCGTAGGTACATTACTGCCGTCTTTTCCATTAAACGCAACAATACCGCCCCCTGCGTAATAGTGGCCAAGGTTAGACATGAGCTGGTCAATACTGCCACCACTAGCCGCCATAACGGGTTGACCTTGCATTTGTGCTTGCTGCTGCATACCGCCCAGCATCTGCTTTAATTTGTCTACAACAGATTGTTGAGCACCGCCCGCTTGCATGGCTTGTTGACCTTGCGCACTGTTACGTAGCTCAGCAATCTTTTGAAGCGCCATAGCTTCTTCCAAGTCAGGAGGGATTTCACCCGGTGGCTGACCCTGCTGGGCCTTCTGCACCTTAGCCTGCAAGGGTTGGGGATTACCCTTATATGTATCTACGAGTTGATTAATTCCGCCGTTCATATTAATCCCTTAACCTTTTTTAGGACCTAAACCCAGATTGTTCAGCAAACTAGCCACGCTACCTGCGCCTCCTAATATCTGCTGGAACGTAGTTGGCTGCGCAGTATTAATATTCTGCGCAGCCAATGGTAAACCGCTAAGCAACGATTGTTGGAACTGAACCATCTTATAAGGGTTTGCCCTAGCTTCTTCAAACGCCGCTTTATCTGCTGCGATACCTTCAGACTCGATACCACGTTCAATTCCGCCTTGACCAGCCATAAGGTTAGCCAGACCCATACTTTGACCCTGCTCAGTATTGAACTGTTGCATGGCCTTGTCGTATGCGTTGGAGTACCCTTGGCCAATCGCAGTATTCTGTGCATTGAGCAGATTGCGGCCTGCTTCAGACTCCATGATGGCTTGACGGCCACCACCAAACGCGCCTGACTTAGTCAAAGCGCCAAGACCAGATTGGTTTGTGATTTCTGCTTGACGACGCATCTCAGCCAACTGGGGCTGCAACACTGACTGTAGATACGGGTTCATATACTGCGAAGCGGGGCTAGTTCCACCACCAACGGGTTGACCGCCTGCCCCAATAGTCGGTGCGCCAGCAGAACTAAATGACTGACCAAGCTGGCCGGGGAAGTTAACGTTTGATAACCCGCTAAACACTTTATTCTGCAAATTAGATGCACCAGCAGTGAGTGGGCCACCATACTCTTGATACGGCATCTCGGACAGAGCCTGACCTTTGCCAAGCATGTCAGTCACATAGGGGCCGACCCAGTTAGAAAGGTTAGACTCCGTGCCGGTTACACCTGCGTTAGCGGCAGTTCCAATACCAGAGAGGCCACCTTCAGCGTAGTGCTGAACAGTACCACCGGGCATAAACTTATCGGGGTTGATTTCTTTACCTTGCTTCTTTGTGCCGGTACGGGCTTGACGAATCTTGTCCATCATGCTGTACAGTTTTTGCGCACCAGCATCAGAGTTGCCGTTACCCAAGTGAGAAACGACATCAGCAGGGATTACAAACTCGCCGTGGCTAAGCGCTGCTGGTTGATCTTCACCAATTTGCGCTGGGATTTCATCGGCCATGCCGTCAGTCTTGCCTTGTAAATATCTACCTTGCGCCAACCCCATTAAACCACCTTGCGCGGCTTTAACTTCTTCAGGAGCTGCTGGGGTTACAGGGGCTTGCGCCGCTACTTTTGGCATAAAAGATACATCACCACCATAACGCGTACCACCAGCGCCGGGACGACGACCTGCTTCGGGAGCAGTGACCATGTTACGTGTCGCAGTGTATTTAGGAATACTGCCTTGGTATCCAGAAGGTGTTGATGAAGACTTGTTTCCGCCAAGCAAACCAGCCAAACCGCCGCCCAAAGCGCCAAGTTTAAGAAGATCCCAGCCGCCCTTATCGTCACCAAACAAAGATTTAAGGACGCCGCTTAGCCCGCTTGTATCGCTACCGTATGTACCGCTAGTGCCATACATATCGCCAGAGGTAGTGTCACCGGTAGTGGAAACATTTTGCCAAGGCTGGACTTCTTCAGAGCCTCGGAGATAGTCATCAAGCTCGGCTCGAGCAATGTTATCCCAACCCGAGTCGTCCCAATTAATTTCATCCATAATTATTTCCTTTGTGCGGTGTTATCACCGGCGGGTGTTAAATCAATATTTGACCCGAACAAATCTTCCATCAATTTTATATGGGCGTAAGGGTCTTGCATAGGGGCTTGTTGCACGGGTTGTTGTTGCCCACCTAAAAGCGCTAGTAAACCCATCATATCCATACCGGAGGAAGCCGCTGGTGCTGTGGGGGCACGGGTTGTTGGGGCTTTTGTGGGAGTCGGCACTTTAGGTGTTTTAACTGGAGTAGTTGGCGTTTCTGGAACTTCAATTTCATTAGTTGGCACGAAGTCATCATCTGTCGGCAGATACGGCAGGTTATCCAGCGGCAACGCGCCGCCAAACGTTGGATCAAATACATGCTCCTGTGTTTTGTCTTTATTGCCCGTCATTACTAACTCAGGAATTTCTTCGGCTGGAGCTTTATATGGCTCCAATAACTTAAGAAATTCTTCTATGTTAGTAGGCTCTTGTTGAACCGTCATCTCCGGATACGTGGGCATAAAGTCCTCATCCGGACTTGGCATTGGCCGTTCGCCTTTCATCACTAACTCAGGAATGTCTTCGGCTGGGTAAGTGGGCATAAAGTCCTCATCTGGACTTGGTAATGCAACAGGCTCAGGTTCTGGAGTAGGTGCTGGCGCTACATAAGGCTCCAATGATTTAATAAATTCTTCTGTATTTGCAGGCTCTGGCTGCACAGTCATTTCTTCTAACGCAGGTGTAAGCGTAGGCTCAGGCTCAGGTGTAGGCTCTGGCGCAACAGACTCAGGCGTAGGTTCAGGCAAAGTCGGCACAAAGTCTTCATCAGGGCTTGGCATCCCAGAATTTATTAACTGCTCAACAATATCTGGAGCAGGCTGAGGTTCGGGTGTTGGCTCAGGTTGTACTGGCTCAGGCGTAGGTGCAGGAGTAGGTGTAGGCTCTGGCGTAGGCTCTGGTGCTGGTTGAGGTATAGGTTCTGGCGCAGGTGCTGGCGCTACATAAGGCTCCAATGATTTAATAAATTCTTCTATATTTGCAGGCTCTGGCTGCACAGTCATTTTTTCTGGCGCAGGCATGGTTGGCACAAAGTCTTCATCTGGACTTGGCAGTGCAACAGGTTCTGTGTAGCCAGCGCCGCCGGGCTGGAAATAACCGGGAATTAAATTATCAATAAAGTCTTGCTGATCACCGGGGCCAAGAGATGATTTAAGATTATTGTCTTTCGGTATTGCATCAATCCCGTAAAGCATCATGGCTAACGGATCACCGCTCTCGATAGCTTTAACTGCGCCGATTGCTTTAGAAACATCTTTAAGGTTTACACCGCCAACGTCGCTTACACCCGCCAAATTAGCGCCAGAAAACGCAATCGCTAATGGGTCGCCACTTTTTACAGCACCTGCAAATCTAGCAGCATTGGCGACATCAGCCATACCACTAACACCCGCAAGATTCCCCACGCCCGCAAGGTTAGTAATTACACCTAGAGGATTGCCTTGCTTTGCGGCAATAGCTGCGTTAGCAGCCATGGCAAACGGTTGCAGGCCGGGGACAAATGATGCAAGCGTTAGCAACGGCGCAATTTTCCCCATGTCACTGCTAGACGCGCCTTGTGTGTAGAAAATTGGCAAGCCTTGGTCATCAAACTGAACACCGTAGCCGGTGTTGCCTTTACCCTCATAAGTTCCGCCAAAGAAGTTGCCTGTTTGGCGCTCTGTGTAAGTATTGGGGACGGCTTGACCTGTCTCTTTATTACCGAAGGTTTGCTCAGTTACAGTTTGGTAAATTGGATCACCCCAATCCTCGTATCCAACAACCTTTTGTACTTCTCTTGTGATTGGGCCAAACTGGCTAATGTCTGTGATTCCTGTTTCAGCAAGAATTCGAGCCATGTCCTTAGTAGCTTGATCAGCACCAACACCACCTGACCATTGAGATGTGTTGCTTCTAGCTTGGATTTGTTTTATCAACGCCTCAATTGTGGCGTCGTTAGTTTTAGGCGCAGGCGTTTCTGCGGGTTTTTCAACGGGCGCTGGAATTGGGGCAGCTATAGGTGGGTTAATAATGTTTGCCAACGCTTCGTTCTGCTCCATAGCACTGCCGCCAAAGCCATTGTCTTCAAAGTCCATGTAAAAGTTGTTGTCTCTTTCTCTCATGTTTATTCCTTAAGGCAGAGCCGAGACAAATGACATTGTGACAATAGCTGATGGCACTGCTGGCCGTGTGGGGCTAGCGCTGACGGGGTAATGTTCAATAGAAACACCCGTATCAGTTGTTCTCCACATTATCTCAACATAGTCAGCTGCGTTTAAACTTATAAAATAGTTAAGCGCCGCAATAACGTAATACGGGTCACCGGCAGATTTTCTTGGGGCCAAACCAAAACGGCTGTTTGAGGCAGTCACGTTTGTGCCATTAACCCGAAACCAAATATCTACATCTTGAGTAGCGTTTGTATTGTTTGTGAGTTGAATAGAAAACTGCAAATTCCAAAGTCCAGCAGTGGCTACGGTAATTCTTGATCCACTGACCATAGTCACACCATTTGAAAAGTCTGTGGTGTTAAATGTGACTGGGTAGGCAACAGTTGTGCTGGCAGCCGTTTGGTCTGTAGAATCTTGAAAAGCGCCGTATGGAAACTGAACGCCCGACCCATCAATTGAGCCTGAACCAATTTTCAATTGCTCCAGAATTGCATCTAGCCTGTTGAAATACAGGCGCAGAACGTTGTTTAACTGCTCTTGATACCGAGAATCATAATCTATAGGCGCAAGAGGCAGGTTAGGTGAAGCAACCTGCCCTATCTCAAATTCTGACGTCACAATAAACGTCATGAGTTACCTCGGCGACCGTCTTGTCTAATGTCAATACGGGGGCTACCCAACTGCCACTGCGTACCAATTTGATTGGACTCAATTTTAAGAATCATCTGACGGCCACGAACTCTGATATACACCTGACCCGTAAACTCTTCAATTGGTGCGGTGGCAATACGCTGAATAGAAGCGTAGCTAGTCCCTGCGGTGGACTGAGGTGAGGTATACCCTGAGCCAGAGTTCTGCATAGGAATCAGCGTCATTGTGACTTGAGGTGAACTCGCCCCGGTAGATCCGTTGAAGGTAATATCTGGAAGCATACGCCAGACAAACCCAAACCGGTCGCCATCGTCAATATCAAATTCAGCAGTTTCAATGACCGCGTTAATTGCGGTGGTAACTTCTGTGGAGTTATCGTCTACACCATACTCATGGAAGACGACGTTGTTGATGTCTGTAGCGGCCATTGGGTAGTTACGCAAGCCGGTGTCAAGCCATGCGGTTCTAACCATGTTGCCGTAATACCATACGCCTTGGCCGTTGTTCTCAATATAGTTGTAGACCACGTACCGGTCAATCGTGGAGGACGATGCCGAGCAGTAGAAGAACCAGACTTCATTGAAGCCTTCATTGGTACTGGCAAAGAATTGGTCAGCTTGTTCAAGATTAATATCGCTATAGACGTATCGCAGGAGATCGCAACGCACTGTTTGGATGCGACCGTCATATTTGTAGAATTTATCTACGCCCATCCAGTAAATAACACCAGATGCGATAGCCACAGAGTTTTGGCTGGCAATAGAAATGTTATCGCCAAGAAGTTGTGAACTCCAAATGACTGGCGGGCCTTGGTATTGTAATGAATATAAAGATGAATCCGTGAACACCACAATCTCTTGCCGAGTCTGAAGTGCAGTCACAATCTTGGAGCCATGCGACAACAGCAAACTACCGGCTTGGTTTGTAGCTGCGGGCGTCCACATCTTAATGTCTTCTTGATCCGACCAGCGAAGCAACATCTGATTTTGCACAATGCTGCCGTAGTCGTTTACACCAAACGCAAACACAAAACGCGATGCGTCAGAAACCATTAAATAATTCTGCATCAGTGGGACGTCAGATGCACCGGCCAAACTAGATACCAAAACACCTCTGGCGCTTAACCCAGTGGCGTTGTCCCAATAATAGATTGCGCCGCCGCGATACCCAAAGACTAAGTTCTCACCAAAGTTTGACTGGCTCCAAATGCGGATTGGGTAGCTCGTTGATGTGCCAACGCCCCAGCCTCCAGAACCCCAAGGGCCAGCGCCCCAGCCAACAACAGGCAGGGCAGTAGCAGGGCCAACGTTAATCTGATATGCAGCCACAACAGCCGCGCCGCCGTATGAGCCAGCCGGGATTGAAGATGCCACAGTGATTGTGTACGTATCTACAGTCAAAACTGAAATCTGATACTCTTGATTCCAAGTAGTCGCGTATGTGCCTGTAGCACCGCTGAATGTGACAAAGTCGCCCGTTACCCCGCCGTGAGCGGTATCGGTTACTGTAACTGTGGTTGTCCCGTTACCGGCGAAAGGATTGTTGTTAATTGTAGAAGACGCCCGCAGTGGGGTGATGTCGTAATACGTACCGCCGTATTCAATATAGAACTTTAAATTGGTACCAACGCCCAATAAGTTAGCGCCGCCTAACGTCACCCAGTTCCACAAAGAACGGCAAACCCCAAGGAAAAAATTGGCTGAAATGCGTGTCCACCCACCGATTTTCTCAGGTGTACCTTGACGAAAGCGCACCTTGTCGGACACATAGTATCCGTTTTCAGATGTGTAACGAGTGTTCTCTCTGTTTACACCGGCTTTCAGGGTAAGTTTTTTCAGCATCGGCAGTCCTACGAAAGAAACACGGCGCGTTCGTCGATGCGACGTTTTTGCAGCCCTTTGAGAATTTTACCCCCCGCCATGCAATACTTCAAGAGTTCTTCTGCCGCACCTTCCATGTCACCACGCAGTACCTTTTGACGCAGGGTTGAGCGCTGAAGAGTGCCCAGTCCTACATTGAAAGCAAAAGATACCAGTGCGTCAAACTGTCCTTGAGTAAGAGGCACAGGGCAATAAGTAGCCACGCCTTTCTCAAAGCGAGCAAGGTCTGCCCTAAGTATTGCATCAACTTCCTCCATTGAATATTTACGCATGGCTTCTACGGGTGGTGTAAACGCATCCCGCTGATCTATCTTCAACTTGCCTTGCTCTGGAAACATGACATGGCCGACCCCGATTGTCCAAAGCTTTGCTGGACATTTATACGGGTTTACCCTCACGCCCTCATGGTGGCGGATCATGTGTAAACACTTGTCTGAGATTTTCATTTCCCAAACGCCCGGCCACCAAAGTGGAACGCAATGATTGAGGCAAACAATGCTTGGGTGTCAGAGTCCCACAGCATCTCAGCCAACTCGGTAAATGGCACACCACGGCTCCAGCCGTAGGCAAACAGGCCGATGTCAATAAACAACAGCAGGAAGAAGAAGCCGTAGGTGATGACTGGGCGAACAGAAGCGCGAAGGTTCTTCATCCATGTAGATGTACCTTCGTTTAAACTCATATCGTGGGCGTAGATAGCTTGCATTTCTGCCTGCTGTGCACCAATCAGAACCTGCTGGGTATTGGCCGCGCTCTCTGTGGCAAGCTGTTCTGACTTGATGTGTTCAATGCGCTCTTGCGCCTCAAAGCCAGCCTTACGCAGTTCTAATTCGCGCTGGATTTGCATCTGCGCTAGGTTTAGTTCGTGCTTCTTATCTGCGCGGTCTTGAAAGAAGTCAAGAATCTTGGGCAAGCCGCCCATTAAAAACGAAATTAGCGTGGAAAGTAGTGTCAGCATAATAGTCCTTTACTGTTTGCTTTTACTGAGCATAGTACTGGCAATCAATAACATGCTCATTTCTTTGGTTAAATCCTTGGGTTCTTTTTCCCACCCAACCGTAATCTGTCCAACAAACCGGCCCTGCTCTGGCGGCACACTTACACGGCATCCAAATCTTACGCCCTTGTCAATATACCAAAGACCAATCTCACTTTGCGGTACAGCGTATTCACTGCAAGGTATTTCATTAGCCATCAAAGCTACAACATCGCGGTTGTTGGCTGAACTTTGTGTAAACAGCCCCACGTCTAACCCTTCATGAGTTCTGTCCCTGCCCTCGCGGGTATACGCCCGATATAGCACCCTTGTACCAAACAGAGGGTTGACTTTGAATATCGCCACCACCGCCGCATTGGTGTTCTTGAACAAATGCGCTGCAACATCTTCCGCTCTGTCCTCTGCAATCGTTGGTAGCTTCTTATTCTCTTTGTACGCCTCAAACAAAAAGGCTTGGTTCTGCCAGACAAAGTACCCAGAGAAAGCAAACACCGCCATGAGTATCAGCGCAAACAGTTTAAACGGGCTGTCTACGTAGGACAGCACCTTACTCAATACGTCTGCTGGCTTTTCTTCACTCATAGTCCAACCATTCCAAGAACTTTATTCACAATCTTGTCCGAAATAAAGTTGGGAAGTATCTTGATAAAGTCCAAAAACAGATTCGCGCCCCACCAAGCACCAACAATCTTGAAGGTCATGTCAGCGGCTTTCTGGTACTCATTCACCGCCCGCACCTAACTTTTGCACAGTGATCCATAACCTCATAGATTCCAACGTACAACATAAACAACAGGATCGCAAGGCCACCCAGCATCAGGCCAAACTCCAGTTGCTCCTGCTCTTTCTGTTTACGCTTCTTCTCTTCTTCCTTCTCGCGTCTGGCATTGTGGGCATCTTCCACATCCATGGCCTGCGCTCTGGCTTTAATCTTGTTCCACACATCAATCTTGCCCGCTTGCATGAACAGTATCTGCAAGTCAGCCTCAAACGTCTTGGCTTGGTCAAGCGCCATTTCAATCTGAAGCGCAGTCCCCATGGAGGAACTACCCTTTTTCTTAGACTCTACAACAGCCTTAGCCGCAGTTGACTTAGCATCAAAATACTTACCCAGCATTGGCCCAAGCGAAGCCACATCATCCACAGTCTTAGAAGCCTGCTTAATCAGTTTTACTGCAGACTGAATACCGGCTAGGGCCGTGATCGGATCAATCATGTTTAAACCTACTGCATGACTTAAACGGGGAGTTTGTAAAACGTATTAGTCAGATTTTGAGATGATGGGGATGTTGGGGT